CACCAAAGTTCTCGACGTCACCGGCAACGGCGCCAACGAGTCGGCGCTGACCGTCACCTCGGTGTCGACCCTGTCGGTGCCCGTCTTCTCCTACGGCTTCGGGGACATGATCGCCGCCGGGCACTCTGCCGCCGGCAGCAGTACGGACGCGCCAGCCGAGACCACATCGGCCACCGGGGCGGCAAACGCCGCGACCGTGTCAGTCGCCCCGAACGCCGACGTCACCGCCGCGACCGGCACTGCGCAGGACGCCGCGGCCGCCATCGCCGTCAACGCGGAGAGCGCTGCCGGTACCGGTACGGCGTTCGACGCAACCGTCTCCACGGCGGCACAGACCAGCGCCAATGCCGAAAACGCCGCCGCAACCGGAACCGCCAACAGCCCATCCATCGACGCCGGCGTGGCCGCGGAGGCGACGTCCGGGTCCGGTCAGGCGAACGACGCCGCCCCGGCGCTCACCGTCAACGCCGACGTCACCGCAGGTATTGGCACAGCGAACACCGCGACGGTGTCGACCGGTGCGCAACCCGCCGCGGCGGCCGCCACCGGGACAGCGTTCGACGCTTCGATCAGCATCACCGTCGCCGCCGAACTCATCACCGCGATCGCTGCGGCGTTCGACGCTACAACCTCCGCGGCCCCGCCCGACGCGAGGGCCACATCGGACGCACTCGTCACCGCCGGCCGGACGTCCACCAGTGCCGTCACGGCCAAACGCACATCGAGCGGAGGTGTGACGTGAGCGCCTCCGTCTTCTTCAGTTCGGCCAGCGAACTGGCGACGTTGACCAACACCTTCTCGGTGAACAGCGTCCCGACCGCACCAACCTCGGTCACCCTCACGGTGACCTCACCGTCGAACGTCATCTCGACCCCGACGACGACCTCGCCGGGCACCGGCGTCTACACCGCGGACATCACCTGCGATGAGGACGGAACGTGGCAGTACCAGTGGGTCGGCACCGGTGTCGCCACCGACACCGCGGTCGGCACCTGGGACGTCCTCGAGACCAACCTCGGTCACCTGTACTGCACCGTCGAAGCGCTCAAGTCCCGGATCGGTCTCGCGGTCACCCACAGCGTCGCCGACGCCGAGCTCCACGCAGCATGTTTCGCCGCGTCCCGGTGGGTTGAGCAGCACACAGACCGGATCTTCTACCGCACCCTGTCGGCGGTACGGACGTTCGTCCCGTACGACTGGCGGTGCCTGACCCTGCCGGCATTCAACGACCTGGTCTCCATGTCGGCGCTGAAGACCGACACCGCAGGCGACGGCACCTTCGCGACCACCTGGTCGGCCGGTGACTACCAGTTGCTGCCGTACAACCCGGCCGCGGCACCCGAGCAGCGGCCGTACGACGAGATCCGCGCCATCCTTTCGAAGACGTTCCCGTACTGGCCGGGGACCCTCTACCGCCGCGACGTCGTGCAACTCACCGGCATCTGGGGTTGGCCGAAGGTGCCGACGGCCGTCAAGCAGGCCGCGGCGATCATCGCCACCGACCTGTTCGCGTTGAAGGACGCCCCGTTCGGTGCTGAAGGCTCCGCCGAGTTCGCGACCCAGGTCGGCGACAACCGCCGCGCCATGCGCCTACTGGAGCCGTACTGCCGCAACACGGTGCTGGTCGCATGACCGACGTCTTCGACGCACAGGACGCACTCGCCGCGGTGTTCACCGGCATCGACGGCCTCACCGCCACCGTCGGGCCGGTCGACAACGTCACCGCCGCGCCGGCCGCCATCGTCGTCGACACGGGCGCCGGTGAGTTCCTGAACTATCTCGTCACCATGGGCGGCGACGCGATCGACTGCCAACTCACCATCACGGTGTTCGTCCAGGCGGCCAACCTGGCAGCCGCCCGGGAGTTACTCCGTCCGTACCTCGCCGACCAAGGCGACCGGTCGGTGCGGGCGCTCGTCGCCGCCGACCCGACCCTCGGCGGAATCGTCACCGACGCGGTCGTGACGAACGCCAGCAACCTCGGCCGGTACACCATGGGCGACACGGAGCGCCGCTACCTCGGTGTCGAGTTCCCGGTGGCGGTGATGCTGTGAGGATCGTCGCCGTCCAGCCCGGCGCCGACTGGTCGGTCCAGGACGTCTACGCCGGCTGGGTCGAGGCACTCCGCAACCTCGGCCACCACGTAATCGAATACCCCCTTAACGACGCACTCGTCTTTTACGACAAGGCTCATATGCCGGTCGCCGAGGGCGAGTTCCGCCGGGCGATTACGGATGGCGACAAGGTCGCCGAGCTCGCCGTGAATGGGCTCGCGGCGATGCTGTGGAAGATCCGCCCAGAGTTACTGCTCGTCGTGACCGGATTCCTGATTCCTGGCGAACTGCTCGACCACGCTCGCCGCTACGGCACCAAGGTCGTCATCCTCCACACCGAGTCGCCATACGAGGACGAGCGGCAGTTGAAGCTTGCCGGCTGCGCCGACCTGAACCTCGTCAACGATCCGACGAACATCGAAGCCTTCAAAGCCATGGCGGCGACGGTGTACATGCCGCACGCCTACCGACCACACATCCACAAACCCGGAGCGGCCCAGCCCGACCTGGCGTCGGAGTTCGTGTTCGTCGGCACGGGCTTCCCGTCGCGGATTCTCTTCCTCGAAGCCATGGACCTTGGCGTGATCGACGTTGCGCTCGCCGGGCAATGGCAGGCGCTCGACGACGATTCACCGCTACGCAAGTACCTTGCCCACGACATCGGTGAGTGTCTCGACAACCACGACGCTATCGGCCTCTACCGGTCGTCGAAGGTCGGCATCAACCTCTACCGCCGCGAGGCCGAACGCCCCGACCTTTCGATGGGCTGGGCGATGGGCCCGCGGGAGGTCGAACTCGCCGCGTGCGGGCTGTTCTTCCTCCGCGACCCGCGACCCGAGGGCGACCAGGTTCTGTCGATGTTGCCGACATTCACAAGCCCCGAGCAGGCCGGCGCGCAGTTGCGCTGGTGGCTCGACCACGACGCCGAGCGCGCCGAGGCCGCTCGACTGGCCCGGCGGGCAATCGCTGACCGGACCTTCGAAAACCACGCAGCCCGCATGGTGCGGCTCATCGAGAACGAAGGAGATCACCGTGGCTAGAATCGCGGGCCGCAACGGGCGCGTTTACATCGGCCTGGCCAGCGGCGGCACTGCCGAGCCCCTCCCCTTCATGGCGACTTGGTCCATCAACTTCGCGACCGACAAGATCGAAGTCACCGCCATGGGAGACACGGCGAAAAGCTATGTGGCGGGATTGCCGGACTCCACGGGCGAGTTCAGCGGCTTCTACGACGACGCGACGGTGCAGACCTACACGGCCGCTGTCGATGGTGTGGCAAGGAAGATGTACATCTATCCCTCGCTGCTCACTTCTGGACAGTACTGGTACGGCACCGTCTTCCCCGACTTCAGCGTCAACAGTTCCGTCAGCGGTGCCGTCGAGGTCTCGGCGTCCTGGAACTCCGCGACCGGCCTCACGAAGATCGGGTAGCAAGCAGGGCTGCGACGCGCTCCGGGTACTGCTCGACCACGAACGCAACCAGGTCATCCACCTTTACGCCGAACGGCTGCCGCCGGGAAATGCCGGGCACCCTGCTCGGCGCCGCCCATAGTTCGAGATTCTCTGGACGGTTATCGTCTCGAACGCCGTTCCTGTGGTGGACGTGCTCCCACGTTTCCAGTGGCCGCCCGAGCATCCGTGCCATCACCAGTCGGTGCTCGAGCCCCCGCACACCGCCGCTCGAGTGATAGATGTAGCCCGCCGAATGGACGGACCCAGCGCCGTTCGCCCGGCGCGTGACTGTTGCCGGGCCAGCCGACCGTCCTCCACGTTGCCGCTGGATGTGGAGGCGGCAGAACTCGCCATCGCGGGCGCGGGCTTGGCGGTCGCATCCGTCAACCGAGCATGCGTTGCGCGGCGCCGGTGTCGGCGCCGATGCGAGCGGGTCGCCCCAACGACGCAACCGCGTGTAATGGCGCAGGCACAACTCCTTCGACTTCTGCTGCCTGCCGCAGCCCTCGATTGAACAGAAGATGACTGGCCGCTCCGGCCTGCCCTCGGCCTTCCACTCCTCGCGGTGCAAATCCCACTCGCGCTGATAGCACTTGGCGCAGTAACCGCGACCGACCAGATCGGTCCTGGCGCAGCCCTCGGCGGTGCAGGTAATGTCGCCCATGTCGGCACCCTCCATGGTGTCCGGCCAGACCCCCGGCGATGCCACTCGCGCGGGGGTCACCTCTTCCAAGCCATTCTACGGAAGGGGTGTGACAGAAAATGCTCACGCTGACCGTCAAGGGCGCGGCCCAGTTGCGTGATCTGGCCCGGGACCTGCGACGGTCGAAGGGCACCCTGCGCTCCGAGCTCACCAAGGCGTTCAAGACCGCAGGCGCCAGCACCCTACGGCAGGTCAAGCTCAACATGACCTCGATGGACATCAAGGGCTACAGCACCGGCAGGAAGCCCCGCTTCACCGACCGGCAGCCCGGGACGAACATCCGCCAGCGGATCGCCCGAGTCACCGAGCTCGAGGTCCGGACCGGCTCGACGGATCCGCATGTCCAGTTCCAGGTCCAGACGGACCGGCTCGGTGATGCCCGGAACCTGCCCTGGCACTTGGACACCGGCAAGAAGTTCCGGCACCCGATCATGGGCAAGCGTGGGCGGTGGGCTGCGAACTCGGGCAAGCCCTGGTTCTACGACGAGATCAAATCCGACCTCGACCGGTTCACGGCCGAGTGTGACGAGGCGATCGACAAGACCATCCAGACGATAGAACGAGGCTAACCATCCATGCCATCCATCCGGCTCAACCCCGCCGACCGGGAGAAGTACGGCACCGCAGAGTGGATTGACATCGACTACCAGGCCATCGGGCTGCGGCAGCGATCCGCAGTGGAGAAGGCGACGAAGCGGTCGTTGCGGTGGATGTTCGACCAGTTGCAGGGGGTTCCCGAGCTCGACGACGCCGGCAACCCCGTGCCGGTCCGGGACCAGACGTCCGGCGAGGTCGTCCTCGTGGACGGCCAACCGGTGCCGCGGCTCATCACCGACCCCGAAGCCCTCGCCATGGTCGTGTGGATGGCGCTGTGGGGTGTCGGCGTCAAGGTGCCGTGGGACGACTTCGACGTCACCGGCAACGGCCTCGAGTTCAAACGCCTCGACATCGAAGTGGAAGACGAGGACGAGGACGACTCGGGAAAAGACCAGGAACCGGA